AGATGGTCAAGAACCCCTGGCAGCTGGTCTGGAACGACGCCAACGCCCTGCTCCTCCGGTACGCCTCGCGGTTCGGCCTCACCCCGGCCGACCGGGCCTCCGTGCGCCCGACGGCGGCCGCGGGGGGCGGCGGTCTGGAGCCCGAGCGCCTGCTCTCGTAGGCCGACCGTGAGCCACACCACGACCGTCGAGATCCCGACCGAGACGGGCAGCACCGTCGTCGTCGAGGTCGAGGTCGACGAGCTGCGCGACACGTACTCGGTCACGTTCGCGGGCGGGCTACTCGACCAGTCGCCGGAGGGGCTGACCGCAGCCGTGCAGATGGCGCTGCTCACGATCAAGGCCTGGCGATGAGGGGCCTCGGCGGGCCGGGCTGGCGCGTAGGCCGCGCTAGGATGCCAGGCATGACCGGAGCCGGGAGGCCGTAGAGAATGTCCAGGTTCGGCCGCAGGGTCGAGTTCGACGAGCGGAGCCGGGGGTACCCGGTCCGCGCGGCGCTCCGCGCCGCGGAGGCGCCGGCGACGAGGGTCTGGGACTGCCAGACGTACCTCGACCAGGGCGACGACGGCGCCTGCGTCGGCTTCGGGTGGGCGCACGAGGTCAACGCCGACCCCGCCGTGCCGTCGCCCCCGCTGGGCTACCTCGACGCCATGGGCATCTACTTCGCGGCCCAGCTCGTCGACGAGTGGCCCGGCGAGGACTACGAGGGCACCTCGGTCTTGGCCGGCGCCAAGGTCGTGCAGCGGCGGGGCTACATGGCCGAGTACCGCTGGGCGTTCGGCCTGGGCGACACGCTCCTGGCGATCTCGCAGCTCGGCCCCGTCGTCCTCGGCGTGAACTGGTACGAGTCGATGATGGACGTGAACGACGCCGGCTGGCTCCGAGTCTACGGCGGCGTCGCCGGCGGGCACGCGCTCCTCGCGCGTGGCGTCGACGTCGCGGAGCGGAGCGTGCTGCTCCACAACTCGTGGGGCGAGTCGTGGGGCGTCGGCGGGACGGCCAAGCTGTCCTGGGACGACCTGGACAGGCTCCTGCACGAGTCCGGCGAGGCCTGCGTCCCGCTGGCGCGGGCGCTGCCCGACGGGCCGCCGCCCGACCCGGCCGAGCCCGGCTGCCTACCCCGCTGGCTGGCGCGTCTGGCCCGCTGACCGGCGCGGGCCGAGCCGCCGAACGGCCGGGGGTACCGGACAGGGCGGGAGTTGACGAAGAGATAGGCAAACTGGACGTGGCGCAGCGGCAGCGTACCCGGCCCGGACCCGGGAGGTCGGTGGTTCGAATCCACCCGTCCAGACTGTGGCCGTAGCTCAGGACGGCGAGAGCGCCGGGTCGTGGCCCCGGAGGTCGCGGGTTCGAGCCCCGCCGGTCACCCCAGGAGGTTCGCGGATGCGGGAGCCAGACGTGTGGCGCCCGCTCGACCTGCGCGGGCCCGAGTGCGGGTACACCCTCGACGGGACGACCTGCCGGAAGTCCGGCGCGCACCACTGCGAGCCCCGGGCCGACCGGTTCGTGAAGTTCTGCGCCGAGCTCCTGGTGCACACCTCCGGGCCCTACGCGCGCCGGCACTTCGTCCTGGAGCCCTGGCAGGAGCGGGAGGTCGCCCGGCCGCTGTTCGGCGAGGTCTGGTGGTCCGACGAGTGGCAGCGGTACGTCCGCCGGTTCTCCGTCGCCTACCTGGTGATGGCCCGCAAGAACGGCAAGAGCAGCCTCGCCGCGGCGATCGTCATCTACCTCCTGGTCGGAGACGACGAGGAGGCGGCCGAGGTCTACGGCGCCGCCCAGGACACCAAGCAGGCCCGCAAGGTCTACCTGCCCGTCCAGCGGATGGTCAACCAGGTGCCGCTGCTCTCGGCCCGGCTCACCGAGAACGTGGCGGCCCGCCGGTACTTCGACGCCAAGACGGGCTCCCTGTACGAGATCATCACCTCGGATGCCAAGGGCGAGCTCGGGCACAACCCGCACGGGTTCGTGCTGGACGAGGTCCTGTCCCAGCCCAACCGGGACCTGTGGGACGCCCTGCGGACCGCCGCCGGCGCGCGGACCCAGCCGCTGCTCCTGGCCATCACCACCGAGACCAACGACAACGCCTCCTTCGGCGCGGCCATGATCGACGAGGCCGCGGCGATCCAGGAGGACCCGGCGCGGGCTCCGCACGTGTTCGCCTGGGTCCGGAAGACCCCGCGCGAGGCCGACGAGCTCGCGCGGCTGCGCGAGGCCTTCGCCGGGCACCCAGACCTGCCAGTCAGCGCGGACCCCTGGGACGAGCGGAACTGGCGCTGGGCCAACCCCGCGCTCGGCACGTTCAAGTCCCTCGAGGAGATGCGGCGCCAGGCCTTAGAGGCCCGGAACGACCCCGAGAAGGAGAACCCCTTCCGGCAGTTCCAGCTGAACCAGCGGGTCCAGCAGGTCACGCGCTGGATGCCGATGCGCCGCTGGGACGGCGCCGCGGGCGGGTACGACGAGGTCGACCTCGAGGGCCTGCCCTGCCACGGCGGCCTCGACCTGGCGAGCACCACCGACCTGGCGTGCGTCGCCTGGCTCTTCCCGCCGGGCGAGGAGGGCGGGCCGTACCGGGTGGCCTGGCGCTTCTGGACGCCGGAGGCGATGGTGCCCAAGTTCGACGAGTGGACCGGCGGCCAGGCGAGTGTCTGGGTGCGCCGGGGGCTGCTGGCCGCGACGGAGGGCGACTGGATCGACTACCGCGGGGACCCGGACTCCGGGCTCTCCGAGAGCGAGCTCGAGGGCCGGCCCAGGCTGGCCATCCACCCGCAGCTGGCCGCCGACGCCGAGCGGTTCAGGGTCCTGTCCGTCGGGTACGACCCCTGGCAGGCCACGTCCACGGCCCAGTTCATCCAGGGCGACCTCAAGGTCCGGGCGGAGAAGGTGAACCAGGGCTACGCGCTGTCGGAGTCCCTGAAGGACCTGATGCGCCTGGTCAAGATGGACCCGCCCGCGCTGCTGCACGGCGGGCACCCGGTGGCGCGGTGGTGCATGGACGCCGTCGAGGTCCGGCACGACAACGAGGAGCGCATCAAGCTGGTCAAGCCCGACCGCCGCGGCGCGCGGAAGCGCGTCGACGCGGCGGCGGCGCTGGCCACCGCCCTCAAGGCGGAGTCCCTCTTCGAGGCGGAGCCCGAGGACGAGTACACGGATCCGATGTCGTCCGTGTTCTAGCCCGGCCCGTTCATGCTCCAAATCCTGCCGGGTGTGCAGGCGGCGTTGGTTAGATTTGGTTCGTTTCTTCGTTGAATGGATCGGCTCCATCCATTGATAATGGTTCGGCTTCGTCGTCGCCTCGTTCGGCGATGACGGCCCGCAGGGCGGCGGCCGCCCTCCGCACGCGGCGTCGCTGCTCGGCCGGCGTGGCGACGTGGCGGTCGTCGCCGTAGTAGTCGAGGTCGGCGAGGAGCTCGGAGTAGGTGCCCGCGGCGCGGGTCGGGCGCTCGTTAGTCGTCATCGGTTCTCCTCCTTGTACGCCAGGTAGAAGGCCAGCGCCGCGAGGACGCAGACGAGGACCATCGCGGCCATCAGTCCTCCTCCGCGTCGAACCAGTCGAAGCCGCCGTCGCCGTCGTCCTCCCACCGCTCCACGCCGTTGGCGTTGCAGTAGTCGGGCTTGACCCGCTCCGCGAGCTGGAAGGCGTCGTAGTCGGCGAGCACGCCGCAGAGCTTCCTGCCCTCCTCGACGCTGGCGACGGGGACGCGGAACGCCCTGCCCGGGACCTGCGGGATGTGCCAGACGACGAGGTCGCCGGGCCGCGGCTCTGGCTCCAGGGTGTAGGTCATCGCGGCGCCTCCTCGACCCGGACGTTGCGCCAGCCGTCGCGGCCGAACACCTGGGTGACCAGGTGGCGCCCCTGGCGGACGGCCCGGCGCTCGCCGGCGGTGTGGGCGGCCATGAAGTCGCGCTCGGCGCGGGCGCGTCGCTGCTGGCGTCCCAGCGCCTCGTCGACCAGCCTCTTGGTGTCCTCCATCGTCCTCACCTCTTCGTCCTGTTGCGGCGCTCGTCGCCGGCCCGGAAGTAGCCGCGGATGGCGTCGACGCGCTCCCGGGGGATCGCGGACTCGCCGGCGGCCAGGCGCTCGCGCCCCTGGCGCTGGAGCCGCCGCATCCGCTCGTGCAGCTCCTCGGCCTCGTTCTTCGTGGTCGTCATGTGTCTATTATGGCGTGTTGTGGTCCCCACGGGAGCCCCCGCGCCGGGAAATATCGGAAGTTCTCCGGACCCCTGGGAGGGACCAAGCCATGGCCAACTTCGTCTTCAACGTCGCCCGCGGGCGCGTGCGGACCTACTACGACAACGTGGACACGAACAGCCCCGCCGCCTCGGCGCTGATCGTGGTCCCGCTGGAGAGCTCGGGCCTGGAGGCCGACGCCACCCTCGCGGACCACGACGACCTGGCCGCGCTGCTCGCCGGGACCTCCAACGAGCAGACCACCGTCGGCCGCAAGACCCTGACGGACACGGAGCTGGACGTCTCCGCCCAGGACGACACCAACAACCGCCTCGACCTGGACATCCCCGACCAGACCTGGGCCGGCGCGACCGGCGCCGCGATCGGCGCCCTCGTGATCTGCTACGACCCGGACACCGGCGCGGGCACCGACTCGACCCTGGTGCCCCTGACCAAGCACGACTTCGCGGTCACCCCGGACGGCTCCGACATCGTCGCCCAGATCAACGCCGCCGGCTTCTACCGGTCCAGCTGACCGTGCGGGTGGCTGTCCGCTACGCGGACGGCTCCGCCGCCGAGGGCACGCCGGACGGCTGGCGGGACATGCGCCCCGAGGGCGTCGACCGCGTCGAGCTCCACTTTCCCGACGGCACCTCGTCGCGCTGGCAGGGCCGCAGCCTCTACTGGCTGTACCGCGAGGCCGACCACTGGGTGATCGGCATGGCCTCGTTCACCTACTCGCCCGCGCAGCCGCCGGAGGTCCTGTTCTGGCCGGACGGGCGGCAGGAGACGCGCCGGTGGGAGCACGTGCCCGACCTGCTACACAAGGACGTGAAACTCGGGTGGTGGTGGACTGATGGCTAGGACCTACTACCTGTCCGCCACCGACTCGGACGGGCCGGGCGCGGTCGGCGCGGACTTCGAGAAGGTGCTGGCGACGGCCCCCGGCGCCGCCGGGGCCATCAACCTGTCGCTGCCCAACAGCAGCAACCGCATCTCGTTCGCCTGGACCCCGGCCGGCGACCCGGACACCTTCGGCGTCGCCGGCACCGTCACGGTCGAGGTCAACATCACGCTGGCCGCCGCCGACGTCACGCTGTTCACGCGGCTGAGCCGGGTAAATGCCGCCGGCACCGTGCAGGCGACCAGCGCCGAGAGCGGCGGCCAGAGCCTCGCCACCACCGGCGTCAAGACCTTCACCTTCACCGACGTCGACCTGGGGATATGGCTGGCCGGCGACCGGCTCCGCGTCAACTACCGGTTCGACAACGTCAACGCCCACGGCGCCAACGAGCTGATCGACATCGAGACCGACACGACGGACGCCGAGGTCGCCACCCCGTTCCTGTCCGGCGCCTTCGCCGTCGGCGACTTCGCCGGGTTCTACCGCAAGTCGCGGACGGCCGTCGACGGTACGTCGCACACGGTGATGCTCCCGGACGGCTCGAACGTGTCCGGCCGGCTCGTGCTCGTCGTGTTCGGCGTGGACGGCAGCACGATCACCTGGCCGTCCTCGCCGGAGTTCCTGCAGGTCGGCAACGTGGGCGTGACCGGCGTGGTGCTCGCCGCCGCCTACCGGTTCATCGACGGCACCGAGGGGTTCGACGGCACCGACGACTCGATCGTCGTCTCCATGGGCGCCGCCGAGTCGTCGACCGCCCACGTCTTCCTGTTCACGGACGGCCACCACGCCTCGACCGCCCCCGAGACCGCCACCGCCACGGGCTCCGGCGCCAACGCCGACCCGCCGTCGCTTAACCCGGCCGGCTGGGACGTCGAGGCGGCCCTGTGGGTCGCCGCCACGGGCTACCGGTTCAACGCCAACTTCACCGTCGCGCCCACGAACTACGCCGAGCTGCTGTTCTCGGGCAGCCCCAACGACGACAACGTCCCGCTCGGCACCGCCCTCCGCGAGCTGTCCGCCGCCTCCGAGGACCCGGGCACGTTCACCTCCAGCGACGGCGGCAATTGGGTGTCGATGACCGTCGCCGTTCGGCCCGCGGCC